ACCAAAACTCATATTTGTTTTCTTTGGATCATTGCCTTCCGCTTTAATTTGTTCTCTACGGAACGCTTCTTTTTGATCTTGTACAACACGTTCTTTCTCTTCTTGCCATTCCTGAGCTGATAGGTTAAATATATTTTCATATATCCATTGTTCTGAAAATAACATTGATTCTTTCATATTATTAGCTAACCCTATTTGGGATTCTAATAATTCCACCATTTGCTTTTTATAAATCAAACTAGGATTTTCTAATTTCAATGTAAAATCAACTAAATCTTCATCTGTAAAGCCTTGAGAATATAAATGTACTATTGCAATTTTAGTAAGTTCCGAAACAAATATTTTTTGTATTCTTTCTATTGTTCTAGCAAATCTTACATCTTCTGCAGCTAATGTTGCTTTACCTTCAACTCCTTCATCATATCCCAAAAACGCTTTAGGTATTTTTAGAGCCGCCATCATCTTATTACGTAAATATTCAATATCTTCAATTTGACCATCATTAGTCAATCCAGCCAATGTATCAATTTCAGTTCCGGATTCAGAGCCACGTACAGGAAGATAATAATCTTCCATCATATTTTCCATATTAAATTTAAGATTATATTCACCTGTCTTATCATCCATATATGGAATCTTTTTCATTTTGGAAATAATCGTTTGCATATGATTATCTACTTCTGCTGGTGGTATATTACCTACGTCTATTTTAAATATCCTTCTTTCCGGTGCACGCATAATTCTCTGTATTAACATAGCATCTTCCATCAATGAAAGTTGTTTATATATTTTACGTGCCGATTCAATCATTGATTTACCATATGGTAAGAAATTGGTATCTGATAATAATCGGAAATGAGCTACTTCAAAATTTTCAAATGTTTGCATTGGTTCTTTTTGAGAGCTAGCATATGACATATGAGTACCTTCTAATACAAATCTATAAGCATATGGATTTTCTACATCATATCCTTCTTCTCTTCTAACTTCATATGATGATAATGGTACTACATTTACAATACCTATTTCTTCTTCAATATCTAAATGCAAAAAGAAGTCTCCGTATTTACATGCATTACGAATCCAGGGCCATAAATTGTAATCAATATTTAATATATCATAAAATAAATTCCTTAATACTTTTTGTATTTCGGCATTAGGAGATGATATTGTCAATGTATCGCCTTCTGTATTCTGGACTGTTGCTTCATCTGCATATATGTCCAAAGCCGATGCCAATATAGGATCCATATCCATTGCCTCATAATCAGTAAATAATTCTAATTTTGATTGATGAAAATTATAAGTTTGGTTATATGTAGCTCTTCCGGTCTGTCCTCTATGTAGTCCCGAAAACCTATCTACATATCGATTATTGCCAGCTGCGCCAGTTGATTGTAATTTATTAGCATCAACTACTTTTAATCGATTTTTTGCTACACGTCTTACTACTACATTCGTCGAGAATAATCTACGTAGTCGTGCTTGTAATGAAGTATCTGCCATTCTATTTTCCGTTTAATAATAAATATGTTAAAGCAACCATTTCAGGTCATCGTCATCCTTACCTGTTTTCCAATCCCATGATTGGTTCTGATTTGGATTGTTTGTATATACACTTTGGGATTTTCCTACATGGTTTAGTGTTTTTCTAGATAAATCCATTCCTTGTTGATGTAACCGTAATGCTGTATCTCGTACCCATAATGCAATACCAAATGCAATTATAAGATCATCATTATATCCTCGCTGGGCTTCAGCTCTAGAACCATTCCATATAAATACATACATTTCATCTGTCAATCGTTTAGATTTTATAATAGGTGATTTTTCTCTAAAATATGTTTCAATTTTAGAAATGATTAATGGTCGTGTTTTTGTTGTAGTTGAGAAGCCTGGTACTTTTTGTGACTTATTTTTTAAATCATAGCCTTTAGCCAAATGTACATTTTCATCTATATATGCATCTTGTTTATAAGAATAATATAAATTCTCATATCCTTTATCGATTAATACTTGTATGACAGCCCAGCCTATATTTGCATTTTCAATTACCAATAATGCATTATTCCATTCTGTTGCCACTGCATATAACATATTGCCGTATTCAGTAGTTCCTATCTTTCCTTTGTATTCCGCTACTTGTGTCACTGATTCGATTTCTATAACATGGAATGCAGAATAATCAGCTCCGTCCCCTCTCGCGACATCAGCTACTACTGCATATGCTTTTGAATAATCTGGATAATCCCATAACCAATAATTCCCATCAAATCCTCTTTTTTCTTTTGGATCTTCAACATATGTTTGTTCATACCATTGAATGATAGGACCGTCAATTATTGTATGACCAGATGTTATAAAGTCACAATCACATTCTTGCGCTGCAGATTTTTCTCCTAATAACTGGGTTTGTTCGTCTCTCCAAATCTGATCTCTTTCTGGATGAACTGTCCAATGTAATTTAATACTATTGAATCTCCCGCCATTAATTGCTTCGCTCCATGTTTTATGAAATAAGTTACCGGTTCCATTTGGAGTTGAAAGCATGATAGCTCCACCACCAGTTGCTAGTGTTTGCTGAGCCGCTGTCCATATCTCATCTATCCTATCAATGAAAGCAGCTTCATCCATAACCAATAATGAAAGTGCTTCTGACCGACCGGCTGTACCTGTACTTGAAACTGCCTTTACTTGAGAGCCATTTTTGAAACGCAATGATAATTTGTTATCTTCTAATGTTTTTCCTTTTAACCATGAAGGTAGGTTATCATGCATCACTCTTACTTTAGTTACCAGGTTCTTTGCAACGTCTTGTGTAGTTGCAATTACCAGGCAATTAAAATCTTCTTTAAAGATCATGTTCCATAAAATATATCCAGCAGATAATGTTGATATCCCTAACTGTCTAGATTTTAAAATTATATTATATCGATTTTCTTTCATCGATGTCAATGCATCAACTTGAAAGGGGTATAAATTAAAAAACATTTTACCTCTAGTAGGATGTTGTATAACACAATACTTTTTCATGAAGTGTGTAGGATCAACAGCACATTTCTTATACTCTTCTTGTATTATTTCTTTTAACGATTTTTGCGGCATATTTTATTAATATATAAAAAATTTCTCTTATTTCAAAATTAAAACCATGAAAAGTATTATCGAACTTGCTGCTCCTGCTAATATCCCATCACGTTGTCGTTTATATTTTTTTGCAAGTTGTCTCTGAAGTTCTGTTTGTTTGTCTTTTGTAGAAACTATCTTATCTAGTAATTCTATTTCTGTTTCAAACGTTTCTTGTTTTTCTACATATACGGTTATAACACTATCCTTTAATGATAACTGTTCTCGTAATGTTTTTTGAATTTTCTGTTCGAGGATCAATTGCTTGATTGCGAGCTCGCCGGCTTCTATATCCTGTATTGCCCGAACAAGATATTGTTTAGGCATGCATATTAGACTATCATTGGTATCGGTTTGCGAAATACCTGGTAATGTCGTTGCTAGTAAAATTACTGATATTATCAAATTCCTCAGCATAATCATCTTTTAATTTTTCTATCTCAGCTTCTTTCACCAAAATATTGTTTTGTAACACATGTAATGAATCATTTAATGATATGATACTACCATCTAATAATTGTCGTTCGAGTTGAACTTCTTTTATTTCGATTGATAAACTATCAACTTGTTGTTGTAATTGCTCATCCTGTATCATGATAACCTGATCCGATTGGTTCATGAACATATATGTTAATCCTATTGACATAAGGATTATGATTGCAATTAATATTAATGTAACTTTATCTATTTTCATATTATGTAATTTCTCCGGCCGAGCCGGCTATTTCTATTGCGGCTTCAATTGAAGCTGCTGTCATATCTCCGCCTTTTGCAGTATCGGCTGCTAATACATAAAGATCTTTTGCATTCGCACCTACATTAGCCAATGCTGATTTCATACCCGATACATGTTCTGAAATATGTTCGTATGCTGTCACTCCACCTTTTATAGCAACAAATAGCATTATAAATGCATAAATTACATTTGAAATGGATTTGGACTTTTTCCATATAGACCGTAAGTTTATGCCTTGTAAATCATCTGCAGAGCCACCCATCATCTTTCCGAAATTACCAAGTGCTTTCATCACTACCATCACGCCGGAGATGACAAGTCGTATAGGTAATATAAAAAGATCATGTAATTTATGACCTAAATTACCAATAAACTTGCCCAGTTTAGTATCAAATGATGCATTATATAATATATGCTGTAAATGTTTATCTGCCTTTTGTGGTTGGTTGCCTTCTGGATCGAATCCTAATGCATGGAATGAACTAGGATCTTTTTTCTTACCAAAGAAACGACCTATCGAACCCGGTCCCTTTTCTGCTTTTGCTTTTCCAGCTACATTATCCTTTTTTACAAATCCGGCAATGCGCTGAAATGCAGCATCAATATATTTTGCATCGTCTTTAAATGTTAGAGCACCACCGGCGGTTCCTTTAGTAAAAACACCTAACTTGGATTCAATTTCTTTTTTTGATGGTATCTCATTTCTTTTTTTAGCAGTTGAATATATACGGCCTATTATTCGATTGACACCACGTGACTTTTCATCTCCTACAACTTGACTACCAGCCCAATCAACAATATTACCAAGAAATTTAACTAATGTAGGAGCTGCTAGAATAGTAGTCATCACAGGACCCATTTCATTAAGTGCGCTTTTTGATTCTTTTTGAATAGCACCAGGTTCAAGCACATCTGCAGCAGACCCCTTTCCTTTTTCTAGATCATCAACATCAATTTTTGTAGGATCTATTTCTACTTTTCCTTTTGTCATTTCTTTTGATATTTTAGCAATTGTTTTCGCTATTACATCATCAGATACTGCACTTGCTTCTTTAAGTCCGGCAACCGGTAATATGAATTGTTGCAGATTTCCCCATTGCATTTCAGACATACCTTTTTTCATTGCACGAGTAAATTTTAATGCTTCTCGCATTACACTTCTCTCATGTTTATCAAATCTACGTCTTTGAGGTCTGGTTGTTTCTATTAACGGTACGAGTTTTAAAGTAGCCATCTGATCCCTATTTCATTGCTTTTAAATAATCTTTTGCTAATTTTGATAATACGCTGAATGTTGCTTGCATATCATCCATTGTATCGTAATTACCATCTTGATATAACGCTTCTAGGAACGACTCTAGATCATTCATTGCAGCGTCAGAGCTTGTCCATTTATTTGCTAACGTCTTTCCCAGGATCGAGCTACCTTCGTTGAGTTTTTTGGTAACTACTGTCTTGAGCATCTTTCTGATTTCAATCTGTAATTCAATATCTTTTTCCGCATCCATGACAGTACGTTCTATTTGAGATCTCAGATCTTTTTTCTTTGCAGTCAATTCTTTTAATTTTTTTAGAATTTTCTGTTTTTCGTCTAGATCAGCTTTTGCA